GAAGATGCCCAGCGACGTATTACAGAGATCGGTAATGCAGTAAACCAACTAAACATGAACGCTTTCCGCGATAGCGTCGTATATGTAAATGCCGAACTTGATACAACTGTCCGTCGTTTGATCGAAGCCGGCGATGCTCAAGCAGCACAAAACGCCCTTGCCGAAGCGGCATTCGAGCAAACCGGAATGTTACCCGCAGCTGTGAATGACATCACAACAGGCGTCAACCTACTCAGCAACAACTGGAATAAATTCCTAGGCGCTGTCTCGGGAACACTTGCAATTATTGGCGTACCTTTTGTCGCTGCCTTAAATATACTGCTTGGCGCATTTACAAAGATATTCCAATTCGCAAACTTGATCCTTACTACTATCGGAGGCTGGATAAAGCAGATAGCCGAAGGTCTACTAAAACTACCTGTCGTACAGTTTATTATTGAGCGAATCCTCAACGATACAACGGCAACTCGGGAGGAGGACGAGAAGCGAAACGCAGAACTACAAAAAGCGGTAGATACCCTTACCCGCGAGGCAGATCTAGCCGAACAGCTGCTCGGACTGGAGATGCAACGCGCTGAGGGCTCCAGCTACGCAGCACAAATCTATAACCAGCAGATAGATCTTCAGAAGCAGCTTATGCAACTACAGAATGAATACGATAACAAACGCCGTGAAGCTCAGGTTCAATACGCAGGTCTACAGCTAGAAGCCTACAATACCCAACTGGATCGCCTGGAGCGAGCAAAAGCTATAGAGCTCGAATTTAAGGCTATTCAAGCAATCCGCATTCTCGAACTTAAGCGAGCAGACGCAGAAAGATCCGTCGCCCTGGAGCGTCAAAATGCTCAGCTACAAGTACAAAACAACCTCATATCTAAACAGACAGTACTAACTCAAACACTAAACGACTCACAAATAGCTCTCAACAATCTCCAAATTGACTACTTGGAGTTCTTGAATCGGGGTACACGAGACTTGGCGTTCAAAATACGCCTACTTAATACAATACGTGTACTCGAAAAAGAGAACGCGAAGCTGGCACTGGAGTCAGCAAAAGCCCAGATTGCCAGTCAAGAACGTCTTGCCGCTCTTGCTTATCAACAAGCTGCCCTCAAACTTAAAAACCTAGAGATTGATTACTTAAGTGCAGCTGCTAGAGGCGACGAGCTGACTAACTACGCTAAGGCCATCTATGCCGGCGAGGCAGCATTGCAAATAGCGTATGATAATTATAATTTTACAGTAAAAACTGGGGAAGCACAATTACGTGTTGCGGAGGCAATATATAAAGCTGCAATACGTGCAGCAGACTTGAAGTTCTTTATGTCCGCAGCTGCGGCGCAAGCCGAAGCGATGGCTGGTTCGTCCGAGCGTGTGGCCGCTGCCACCGAGCGAACCAAAGCTGCTTCAGAGTGGAATGTACTGAGCAAAGAAAAAGATCCTAGTAAGCCCGGTTACTACGCAGAGCGTATAGACGAACAAGGACGAATGGAGACCATTAGAACATACGCAAAGACTTCCGGAATGGTAATTCTTGGCAAAGGCGGATATGCAACAGGACCCACAAAAGCCTTGATCGGGGAGGCGGGCGAGGGCGAATATGTAATTCCTGAATCTAAAGCCGCAGGTTTTGCGATGAACTATCTAACTGGAGCGCGAGGAGATTCGGCAATCCCGCGCATGGCCGAGGGCGGTTATGTAGGACCAATCAACATACAGACAGGCCCAGTATTACAACAAGACAACAACCGCTATGTAACATTAGGCGACATGGAAAACGCCTTGCAAACGCTTGCTGCCACGCTGCTTACTAACGGACGTACAACCGGCGGCCGTCGCTTCCAGGGGGTCTAATGGCTAATCGCGGTCAAGCCCAGTATCTGCGCTTTTACTCCGGCGCCACCACGTACTATCGCTGGCAAAACTATTACATCGGGCAAACAGTCACCTTCGATAGCGTGAGCTGGACATACCAGCCGTTTGTTGCCAATGGCATGATCGGCGGAACGCCTGGCACTGATGCTGGCGTCAGCATTGATCTACCGGCTACAGCCTTGGTGGCTGATCTCGTAGATGATGCAATCAACAACAATTATCTGTGCGAGCTGAAGCTCTACGAGTTCGACACACGGCTTTCCAATGCAGTGCCGCAGGCAGCTCAGCTTTTAATCGGCACTTATGTTGGCGAGGTGATTGGCGCAAGAGGTAGCTTCAGCTTGCTGAACGTGAGCCTTGGTTCTAGCCTTGCACCAACGGGTGCCCAAGCGCCACCGCGTAAGTTCAACTCAATTTTGATTGGCGCACCACTCCGTCTATGAACATCAGCATCCGCGACCCGTTGGCACTGCTGCCAAGCCAAAGCGGTTTGGTGGTGTCACCGCTCGTGGAGCGAGCTGCTGTCGGGCAGACCAGCTTGGATTCTCGTCAGCGGGCTTTTGTTATTGGCGATCCAGTCCCGATTGTCTTCGGACGGCGCATCACGGTCGGCGGCATTGATATTGGCGGCGTGTTTGTCAGCCCTGGCGCGACTGAAGGACGCTATGAAAACGACGGCACAACCAATGAGTTAACCGTCAACCTTGAGCTTGTGCTGAGCGAGGGCGAACTGCCTGCGCTTGAGTTGCGCGACGTTTTCCAGCGTGCCTGCCGTGTTGGGACCTGGGTGCAGACCTACGACCAAAGGGCTGGCAGCTTCACCGCTGGCAATTTCATCACGGTCGTAGCGGGCAAAGAAACCTGGCAGTGCCCGTATTACTGCGGCACCTCAGGCACCTATGCAAACATGACCACGCTGGCTTATCAAAACAGCCATGCGGATGGTGATTCAACTTGGGACCGACAGGTTCACTGTTTCGTGCGTGAGGGGATGCAGGTTACGCGCATCCTTGATGACACCTACGGTTCAAGCAACAATCTGATTGACCTGGCGCTGTATTTGATCCGCGAGAGCAGCCGTTTGCCAGAGGCATTGTTGGACACGACGGCATTTGAAAACGCCGCAAACTTTGTTGATGTCAACCGTTTCTATTACAACGGCATTTTTGACAAATCGACCAATCTTGAGGATTGGCTGCAAAGAACAGCTCGTGAGTTTTTGCTGCGGGTAAGTGACGCAAACGGTAAAAAGGGTCTGCGTCCTGCACTGCCGATCAACGAGGATTACACCATCAAGACCACAGCGGTAACGTGGGTCTTTGATTTCACCGAAGAGCACGTTCTGCCTGGTGGGTTTGAAATCCAGTACATCCCGCTGGCAGATCGCAAGCCAATCACGGCTGAGGTGCTGTGGCGGCAACAGCCCGATAACGACATCGGTATCATCCGCACGGCACTGGTTGGGTTTGATGGTGAGGCAACCGATGGACCCTTCGAGCAGTATGACCTAAGCGAGTTTTGCACCAGTGAAAATCATGCCGTGAAGGTTGGCATGTTTTATGTCGCCAGGCGTAAGTACATCACGCATACGCTGCGCTTAACGGTCAAGCCAGACTCGTTTAATACCACGCTGGTGCTGGGCGATTTGGTGCGTGTATTGCTGCGCCGTGAAACCGAAGTAGAAGATGTTTCGCACCACAATTATTTGTATGAAGTGGAGCGTATTAATAAGACGATCAGCGGAGCAGTTGAGCTTGATTTAATTCACTTCCCGATTGATGAAAATGGTGCCAGCGTTGTTGCGGTAGCCGTCAATGCTGCAACGGGTGCTGGATATACGTTGGCAACAGGGCGAGAAGATTTTGACTGCGACGATACTGGGCGACGTGAAGATGACACGCCATTGTCTGATGTCGGCGGCAACCTGCCAGATCTTCCGGCAGCCAATAATTTCTTGCGTAGCACAACGATCACTTGGACGCTTGAAAATCCTGAAGGCTCAAGCAATGACGGCGAGGGCAATCCGACCGATCCGTTTGAAGAACCGCCGAAACCGAACATTGAAGGTGGCAGTGGCGATGGCGGAGAACCGTTGCCTGGTGATGAGCTTTCTGCTGGTGAAGTCTGTGAAGGGCAATACAACAAGTGGTATCTAGTCGATGAAAACGGCAATAAGCAACTTGTCTCTTCTGGGGTTGCGGCTAAGTATTTGATTCTTGATCCCGATTTGACCGGCAAGCGTGTTTATGTCGTTGGGTGCTGCCCAGATCCGGGTTCGCCATCTGGATATAGCGAATGTCAAGAATCCGAGGAGATGGAAATTGGTGAGCCCCCAGTGCCACCCATTTACTGCCCCGGCGGATCAGCGGCAGGCAATCAAGGTACATTCTCACGATTGGTTAATGTTGGCGAAGGACTTGGCAGCTTCACGTTTAGTTGGCAAGCATTTAATATCCCAGACACATTTAGCATTAGCGGCGCTGCAAGTTTCAGCACTGGCGCAGTTTCCGGCGGCGGTTCCGCAACGATTACTAAAACCTCGGCAGGTGCATGGATCACGGTGACAGTAACCGCACCTCTTCCTGGCACCGCTTGGAATTATTCGGTCGGCTGCACTTCTTGACCATGGCAACCTTCCCTGCGCTAAAACCCAACGGACGCACCTACATCCCAGGGCAGCATCCAAACACCGCACTACAGACCCTCGACGGTGATGAGACCGGCGTGCGCCACAGTAATGCTGGCTTGGGACATATCCTTCGCTTGCGATTTAACGGGCTAACAACAGACGAACATTTTGAGATCGTCAGCCATTACGGCTTGCACGGTCGTTTCGAATCGTTTGACATCCCAAGCTCAATCACAGAAGGCTCGAACATTACCTTCCCAGCCGGTTACGTTTGGATTTACGCCGACACACCGAAGACGACATACAACCCCGGCGTCGTTAG